ACTAACCAGTTAGCAGCATATACAAGAGCTACGGTAGCTAATGCAAATAAAGCACCGTGTACGAACCATGCATTTTCTTGTAGCCAGCCGAACACTTGTTGACCGACTGTTAATACCTGCTTAAATGCATACGATATTTCATTGAATACATTTTTAATAATAGGTGCTATGTACTGAATATTATTTTCTATACTGTCGACAAATTGTCTAAATTCTGGTGAATTAGCTAAATCATTAACAGCGTTAAATAATGGAGCAAATGCATATTCGGCGACCGACTTAATATCGGTAGCCCAGTCTGCAAATGTATGTGGCAATTTACGATACGCTGCTTCGATTTCGTCGGCATTATCGGTCATAGCCTTCTTAATGACTTCTGCTGTAACTTTACCTTCGGAAGCTAGTTTCTTTAACTCTCCACGAGAAACACCCATAGTTTTAGCTATGATGTTTTCAATCATCGGAGCATTTTCGGCTATAGAACGGAATTCGTCGCCTTGCAATTGACCGGATGCTAGACCTTGTGTCAACTGGATCATAGCATTCTTTTTATTTTCGCCAGTCGTACCACCGATAGCCATTACTTTATTAATTTTTTCAGCAAAATCGACAGCTTCTTTAGGATCTGGGAAAGCATCGTGAGCCGATTGTGATAATGTAGCTACTGTTTCAGCCATAGAAGCATATTCAGTACGAGATCTTCGAGCCGATTCATAAATCTCTTTATTTAACGCCGCTACATTCCCTTGTTCACCGACTATTAAACCGAGTCTGGCTTGTATCGATGAAAATTCTTGTGCCATATCGAATACATGACCGATAGCATCACCGACTTTTTGAATAGCGGCAGCTGCTATATTAGCACCTAGAGAACCTAAGAAAATAGCTTTAAGGTTAGATAAAGAGCCATGTGCATTATTGGCCGCATTACCAGTATGTGTTACTTGTTGAGCAAAATTCGACATACTAGACGAAGCAGAACCAGCCGATTGAGTTATATCTTTTAAGACAGGAGAAACACCGTTATTTAACTTTATCGTGTTAGATAGTATAGACATATTCTACTCCTGATTTATTTCGTTTTAATTCTTTAGAAATGTGAGCCCGCTCTTTCTCTCTCATGGCAAGGGAAGCAAAAATAAAGTTGCGTTCCTGTTCGTCCATTGAGTTCAATTCAAGCGGACGTATATGTAAATCTTGGAGGGCCCTATGGTAGAGATATGCCTCGGGATTCTCCTCTATTAGTTTTTTAGTTCGTCGATATCGTTAGCCTTACTACCAGCCATTACTTCTTGCAATGCAGCTGTTAATACTTGTGTTTCGCCAGGGTATAACATAGCGCCCAACAATTCATTAGCGGAGGATACACCATAAGAGTCTTGCAATTCGGCATCGTTAAGAGATGGATACAATACGACAGCTTCGAGGAGTTCAGCGTTAAGATTTTCTTCGTTAACAGTCGACTCTTTCTTACCGTTTTTAATAGTAGTTTTAGTATTACGTTTCGTAATTTCTTCGACTAGTTTAGTACTAATAGGATGTAGTACCCATTCAATCGGATTACCGTCTTGATCGGTAAAACGTTCAGATACGACTACCTTTACATCGGGTAAGGATTTAGCATTAGATTTAAAGAATCCGTTTAAGGACATATTTTTGATATCTGCCATATAGGGTTAATCTCCTTGTATAGAATAATAAGGAGCCATAAGGCCCCTTATCTAAGATTTACATATTGCGAATTAGGCTTGCATACCGTCTAATTCTTTGAAGTTTTCTGGAATTTCGAGACCTTCGAATGTGAAGTCTACGTCTTGTTCTAGGTATTTGCCGTCAGCATCAGCTAATGTAAGGTCGAAGTTATCGATATTAACACCTTTGATAACGACTGTACGAGAACCAGCTGCGGAATCGGAATCTTCGTTAGTCACTTGAAGATCGAAGTATACGTCTTTACCGTGATTCATGAAATCGAGCATCAATTCAGTAAAGATCGGTGTATTATCGTATACTGTCATAGAACCAGTACCTTTAGCACCAGTAGATTTATTGCCTTTATTAATACGGCCTAAAATAGCCACTTCTTCTTTAGTTTTATCAACTTTAATAGTGACTTTTTTAGCGTTAAGTAACAAACGACGTTTACCGTTGATAGTCATGTAAGCACGAGCTTCGACTGCACGAATAACGTCTTTTGCTAACATAGTTTGAGCTTTATCTGCCATTATTTAATACTCCTTATTTAACGTAGCAAGTAGCGTACAATTTATCCATAGCAACGGTAGGGTTGATTTCGTAATTAACGACTACAGAACCTTTTTCGTCGCCCTCTGTCGGGATTTCTACATCCTTGGATTCGAATTCTTTAATAGCACGTACTTTAGCATAGTCTTCAAATAATTTAACGATATCGTTCCAGAGAGCAATACGACCGTCTTTATCATTAGGAGTTTTACCTAGATAATAATTGTTAAATAAGCGAGCTACATCGTATGCGGAGTTATCGAGGACGCGAATGACTTGGTTAAGAGCGAAGTCTTTAGTACGTTCTTTAGAGAATTCAGTAAACGTATTAACGTCGGATAACAAACGAGTGTTACCTTTTACGTTGCCAGATGCGGAATCGGCTACGTTGTGGAATACGATTTGGCCGCCTTTAATAAATTGTTCTAATTCGTATTGTTTATATTGCACGTTGAAGTTATATTCACCGTCATAAATTTTATTAGTCAAAGATTTATTAATCGGGCAAGATGCTTCTGCGCCAGTTAACCAGTAGACACCAGCACCAGGTTCAGCACCGCTATCTGTTACTTTATTAGCTAGGGAAATAACGCCTTCGTAGTTAGCACGAGTATTGTTATAAAGTGCTACCTGGAATTTCTGACCAGTGGTTTCACGAGTACGCTTAGCAAATGCGATAAATAAGTTTTGAATTGTAGTATCGGAGCCAGTATAACCTAATACATTGAAGTAGAATGGTTCGATCAATTCAATATACTTCTGATAGTCAGATGCTTGTACAGCTGTACCGTTAGTACCACCAGTAAGGTAAGTAGCTGCCTGTGCTGTAAATGCGGACATTTCGTTAAATGTTACATACGCGTTATTAACGAGTTCTTTCGGTGTAGAAAGACCAGTTTGTTCGTCGACTTTCTTAACGACATCATCTGTTTTAAGGTAAGTCGTTACTACGAATTTAGATGCATCGTTAATGTCGGCAGAAATAGCGACAGCGATATCGTTACCACGTACACCACCGCACGTAGCAGTCGCTACGGTAGATTGTGCTTTAACTGCGTCAGAGTTTAAGCGATATAGATATAAAGTTTTAGTATTAATAAAAAGATCGCGAAGACCTTTCATTTTTTCGTGAGCATAATCGTAACCGAAGATTTTAACGGAATCCTTTTGGAATTCTTCTTGTTCGACACGTACGATTTTGCCTGTTTCGCCCCAGTCAAGAGATAAAGCCATTGTTGCGTAACCGCGATCTACGATTTCGGCAAATGCTTTATTCTTGGAAACGAAGTTGATATATGCGCCTGGCAATGTTTTATTTTGAAATAGCCAGTAACCGCCACCTAATGCCATAGAGTAGTTCTCCTTTATTCAAAAAATTAATCGTTGAAGATTTCGTCATTGAAAACTTCAATGACGGGCTTATTTAATGTATCTTGTAGTAAAGCTTCGACCTCTTCGATGCTGTATTCACGATCTTCGATTACAGCGGCAATTAAGTCGGCATATTGTTTAAAACGATCAGAAGCGATAATCACTTCTGGAGTAAAAGTAGCAACTGGAGCAGTAGCTTCTTCTTCTACTGCAATATTAGTATCTACTACTTCGTCAGTCTTTTTTGTTCTTGGCATGATCTGTTACCTCTTGAGTTTGTTCTAATGTAAGCATAGGATCTTTATCTAACACTTTTAAGATGTGGTATTCATACGAGACTTTAAAATGTAGTATCCCGTCCGTAACACGGTGACTCATATCGATACCGTTGAGGAGAGATCCGTCAGAGAGTGTTATGTATTCTAAGTCAAAATATAAGCTTTCCGTGATCGGATTAATCTGTACCTTCTGTTCTTCGATGTAGTCGTCGTCTGAAATAAAGAACATGATATCGAAGTCATTTCTGCGTTCATAACGTACATCCATGATATGTGTCTGTTCTGTATTAAGTGTTTCGACAACGAAACAAGGGAATTTTGCATCTGCTTTAATCTCGTCGATGTATATAGGATATTTAAAACTGTTAAATAATGATTTAGCTATGCCGTCGATGATTTCGTTAATGTAGTTCATTATTTGCTCCACGTTGATAAGTAGTCGTCGAGCGCGTTCTTCATAATCTTATCTGAAGCTCTTCTCGTAGCCGCTTCTGCCTTCTCTTGCATATGTAGGCCCTTAACAAACGACTTAGTAAGACGTTTACCGAGTACGGGTATAAAACGTCCTGGTCGTTGTCTATGGCCGTCGTTAACATACGACGCATAGGAAGCTGAATTCTGTACTTTAACAGTCGTATCGTTAATACGTTCTGCTTCCCACGATCGTCTCATGTGTTCCGATTCAGAACGGTATTTACCGTCTGGCGATATCGCTATCGCTCCGACTGGAGTATTCGCTATAGCTTCGGCCAAATAATGTTGTGCTAAGTTGTCGGTGATCGTTTGATTAAGGGACGAGACATTATTCTGAAGCTCGTTTGTCTTCTTTAATAATTCTTCGAATCCCGAAAGGTCGACTGTAACGTTAGCCATTATGTTTACTCTTAAGCGTTAATTGGATCTCTTGGTGAGTGTCGTATAACGCTACTTGTGAGGAAGCTGTGTAAGCGAAATGTCGGTTATTACGGATAACTTCAATATCGGTACCTGGCTTAATTTCGAGATCGGGCGAAATAAATAAGACTACGATCTGAGAAGATGACGGTAGTTTATTAACGATGTCGTTAGATTGAAGAGTTTTAAATGAAACGCGACAAGGGTAACTAACTGCTTCGAGTTCGCCGTTTTTAATTATGCCGGTATGAGGATCTTGAATGGCTTTCTTTTGTTCAGTAAGAATACATGTATCGGTATAAAGACGCTCGAAATGTTGACGAGCTACCATTTTAATGTTCGATAACATGTTATGTCTGTACCTTCTAAGGAAGTCCATTTACTAATAAGAGAAGATAGATATGATAAGGTATTGTCGCCGCCAAATTCGATTTCAGTGTCGCCTTCCTTAAGCCGTTTGATTGGCTGTAAATCGGCTTCTTTAAGAATTAAATCCTTATGGTGATCGATAAACCTTGCGGCTACTCTTTTATCGAGTAGTCCAGAGAGTTCGGAAGGCAATTCTTCTAGGTTAAGAATATTAAGAAGATATTGCCGTTCCGCATCATAGATATATTGAAGAACATTGTCGTATTCTGGAGTCACATTAAAATGTGTCGAGAATCGTATTAGTTCTTTTATTTGATCCATGATATTAACCTATATTATTTTTTGAAAGTTGCTTTTACGACTTTAGATTCGTTAGTCAAACCTACGGCATAATGTGCAGATACTACGATATCAGTAGACAATGCTTTAGCATGACGTTCAGTTTCGAGGTTAGCTTCTGCTTTAGTATAGATAGTAACAGCTGGAAGAGCTGGAGTACCGTCTTCGACTTCTGGAGTCAAACATACAATGAAGTTATCGATAGTTGCTTTAGAATCATCGATACGACGAGAAGCAACGACACGACAGCCAGCGATCATACCGATTTCACCGTTCATCATTACGTCGGCATTATATTTATTGCGATCGATGAAGTTAGGGTCCAAACGTAGAGTTGTTACTTGGCTAGGAGCTACGAACAATACTTTGTCTGTGTTGCCTTCTTCGTTCAATTTATCGACAGCTGCTACAACGCCTTCATAAGAAATAACTTTTGTGGAAGTAGCTGCCAAAGTAGTAGTACCCAAAGCTGCTAATACGTCATTATCGATTTTATCGGCCATAGACAAGGATAATTGATAAGTAGCTTGACCGACAGGATCGCCTAGACCAGAGTTAACTGCTTTATCTGTCAAAGTAATAGCTTTACCGGCTGTTTTAATTTGTACAGTTTTAGTAGAGGCGGACATAGTAGCAGTCGTAACTTCAGCACCTTCTGCTACGTCTTCAGCTGCACCGATATAAGCCCATGCCGGAATTGTTACAGTGTCGCCAGGAACGCCTTTAAGTTCTTCGTTAACAGCTGCGAATTGTGTAAATTTCAATGCTTTAGGCAAGCCAGCAGATACCATATCTTGCATAACTTGAGGGTTAATAATATTTGCGAGTTTCGTTTCGTTTGCCATTGTTAGATGGTCTCCTTGTAATTAATTAGTGAGATAATTCTTCGTACAAATCGGGATCGGATTCTTGTAATTTAACGCGATCGAGATAAGATAATTTTTTGAATTGTTCTTTAGTTAAACCGTTATCAGTTTTAGGTGTAGCTTCCCCTGGCGTAACTCCTTTAATAGAATCTTGTTTAAATAAATAAGGGTCAGATTCTTTTAAGGATTGAATTTGTTCTTGAATACCAGTGATAGTATCGTTATCGTACGTAATCTTAGAGCGATCTAATAAGCCTGTTAAGATGGATTGATTCATAGCGCCGGCTTGCAGTACTTCTTTAGCGATGGCTGTGTCGATTTTCATGTTCTTAATATTTTCGACGTAATCGGCTTCTCTTTTTGCTGCGGCGTCTTGAAGTTCTTTGATTTGAGATTGTAATGCTTCGTTCGCTTCGTTAGTTTTTGATAAAGATGCGATGTCGTTAGTTAGGTTTTCAATTTCTTTTTTAGCGCTCTTGTATGCATCGTTCTTCTCGTTAAATTGAGCTTTAGACACGTAGTTTTTACCATAATCTTCTATAATCGTTGCGCATTGTTCTTCGGAAAGGTTGAGTGCTAATAGTTGTTCTTTAGTCATAGGGAAACTCCTTAAATTAATACATTTCGTTTGATTATCGTGAGTCACATCTCACATTGAATTAATTAGTTAATTTTGCTCTTTATCGTCTACAAAATTTAAAAAGACAATATAATAAGAGTGGCGCCGACTAGGTTAAGTAATCGGACTTCCACTCTTCATAAGTCATATCGGGTATGTACTTTGTCTTCTGATCTGGTCTAGATGCTCGTGAGTTAAGCGGTACGTTCGGTATCATCGTCGAACGACAATACGGATGAAATGGCGGAGCCGTTATACCGGGTTTATAATCGGACATCGGTACGATATGTTTATCGAGGTGACGACATATCGAGGACGTATGCTTATCGAGCGTCGCTAAGATCTGGTATTCTTTTACGTTTAACTCCTTAAAGGAATCGTGTAGAGCTAATTCTTGAACGTAAGCCGTTTCGGTTTCGACTAAGCGTCGTACGTTAGAGATTTGTGTATTAAATGTATGTGATATACGTTCTGTCGTACGCTCTGACGGTTCTTGTGCTATAAAGGAACGTGTTATCTCTTGACGTAACTTGTTGATGAGTACGTCTTTTTGTTGCCATATACGATCGGAGAAGTTTTGTTCGTTCCAGGGTTGTTGTAATGTGGCTAATATCTGTTTCTTAGGCACTTGTCTGAATGTTTGATAGTTACCTAAGAGTGATTGTGTAGTATAAGCTGCTTTATAATAACTAGATTCATATTGCTTAAATAGGAAATCTGTTAAATGGGTATTAGTGTCGGCGGCCATCTCTTCGGCGAATTGTTGTGTATGTATCCATAACGCTTCGATGCGTGAGAGGCGTGAGCGTATGGATGCGTTCTCGAGGAGCTTAATCTGTTTAGGAGACAAGTTCTTCTGTTGTGCCAGCTTGATATATTGCTTAAGCGTTAGTTTAAATGCTTTAAGTTCTCTTGCCGTTAATTGTTTCTTGGCTTCTTGTAAGCTTATGCCGTTAGAATTAGCATATTTCTGATAGAACGACTGTATTTGTGATAGTTGTTTCTCGAGCGCATATTCAGTAATCGACGATAGTTCGTTAAACTGCTCTTGTGCATCGAGGATACTTTGTTCTTTATCGCTTAGAAAACGATCTTCCCAGTACATAATTAGTTACCTTCGTATGTATAGTCTTGGTTTAAGGTTTCTTGTCGTTCTTTTTTAATTTGTTCGAGTTCTTCGTCGACATTTAGAGTAAACGGATGATTAGCTACGAGAGTTCTTTCTGATAGGATACCGACAGAATCTTTAATAGCATTAATCGTATCTTGTTGGTTAACAGGTAAGTCTCTGTTAAAGATGAAGTTAATAGAAGAGATAATCGGAAGACTGTTAAGGGAGCGGTAGGCATTAATAAAGTCCACTAAATGATGTAGCGACGCTTGGAATTCCGCTTCGAGATCGTTAGCGTCGAGGTCGATATCTGAGTACATCGAATTAATATTCATCTGATTCGGATTATTCGCCATACGGTCGTCCTTCGCATCGAAGCCTCGGCCGTTCGTAATGATCGCTCGTTCGAGTTCTTTAATAATCGTCGTATAATTCGTAGCATCGACGTTAACGTTTAACGCTTCGACGTCGCCTTGTACTTCCGGAGTCGAGGAGATTTTAATCACGCCGTGTTTAGCTAAGTTGTGTCGGAATTCTTCGAGGTTAGTGCCGTCGTATCCTTTGAGTACTAAGATCGTATTATGTACGTCTTGAGACATCACGTTAGCGAAGTTAGATATCATTTGATTTAATGCATCTTGTAAGGATTTAATACGATCGAGTAAGAACGTTTCGTCGGAGTTAGGTTTAAACCAGATTAACGGTACGGACGTCCAATTATACGAGATATCGTTCTTATGAATATACGCCGTATTTAATTTAGATGTATCGGGAGCTAATTGACCGTTAGAGTAGATATAATAATGGACTCCTTCTGGTAGGTAATATTCGACGTGTGTTTCGGTCGTCGTTATAGAAGGACTTTGATAGATCTCGACGTCGTAAAAATGAATAAAGGCATCGAGTTGCTTATGTGCTTCGTCGTGCCAGAAAGGAATTACGTTTTCTGGTTTAAAACGTTTAAAGGATAAGTTACCTTGTTCGTCGATGAATGGATGTAGATAACCGATCGAACATTGATATACGTCCTTACCTAACTCTTTAAGTAGATTTTGAAAGCTTGGATTAAAGTATTCGGTTACGTCGATATCGTCGTTAGTTTGTGTGTCGATCTGTTGTGATAATAGATAGTTTGTCTTTTGATCGACTAAGTCGTCGAATAGGTTATTAATGATTTTATTATTAGGTATGATACCGGACGCATCTTGCATCGTGTCTTTAGATGTATATACGAGATGCTTAGGTTCTTGTTGATTGCCTAAATAATATTGTCGGGATAAAAGCATCTTACGTCGTTTCTTAGAGTACAGGAATTTCTCGTATTCGGCTTGTACGAATTGTTGTTCCGAGATACCTGTATTGCGACGTATGATGTCGATCCATTGTTCGGTAGTATT